TATCAGCCCAAATGCCGTCAGAATCCTCTAGTGTGGTTTCTAATGCGACAAATGGCATAGAACCACCTAGAGATTATTTGTCAATTAAAAAGTCAAAAAAAGGTACATTAAAACAAATTGTACCTGATTATAAAAAATTACGAGACAATTATACGCTGTTATGGGATATGAAAGGGAATACTGGATATATAAATATCGTTGCAGTAATGCAAAAATATTTTGACCAAGCTATTAGTGGCAACTGGTCATATAATCCTGAACATTTTGATGAGGGTCAAGTACCTATTTCGGTAATGGCTCAAGACTTACTAACAACTTATAAACTAGGTTGGAAGACATCTTATTATCAAAACACATATGATAGTAAGAAAGACGAAGACGAACCATCACATCCATTAGGGTGGAAAGATGAAGTTAAAGAAACAGAACCGGCAACTTTACAAACCGAAGAGGATTGTGAAAGCTGTACAATATAAGGATAATATATGAACTTTGTAGCAAATACTCCGTATATTAAATGTTGGGTAAAGAAAGAGTACCTACACGATTTAGAAAAAGGTCACGGTGAATTAGTTGAAGCAGTAATGATTGCCGTAAAGTCTGTTCAAGGTCGTGCTTTAATGTTTGAAGCATATCTACCAGATTATGGTGCTTGCTTTGATAAGTTTCCTTTATCAGCATTTGTTTGGAAAAAAGAAATAAAACAAGAAGACCAATTACCTCTAGGTACTTTAGAATTATGGGACGGTTTTAGCAATAATATTCAAATATGGTCTAAAAGATTATTAAAGAATTGTGATGTAGAAATTATGTTAAAAGGTGGAAAAAGAATGGGTGGTGAATACTTATTTACTATTGACTCTTGCCACGGTGATGTTAATATGGTAGACGCTAGCGTTAGTGAAGTACCATCTGAACATAAACAACACAATTTTGGTAAGTTAGATAACGGCCAATTCTTTGCTCAACCAAATAATAGAATGTTATGGTATGAACAAAGTTTAACACCAAAAGAATTGAAGAGACCAGACTTTCAGGTTTCTACTAGATATTTCTTTTGTGAACAAGAGGAAAAATGGGCATTTGGTGATACCAATGATTATTTTTATGAAGATAAACAAAGAGAAAGCAAAAAAGATAAGGACTACAAGTAATGGGAAGAAGTGTATTTAATACAGAGAACGGTATAGACTTTACAAAACAACCAATGTTTTTTGGTGAGGATTTACAAGTACAACAATATAGTGATATGAAATATCCTATATTTGATAAACTAAACCAACAACAATTAGGTTATTTCTGGAGACCTGAAGAAGTATCTTTACAGAAAGATAGAAATGATTATCAAGATTTATCTGAACAACAAAAGTTTATTTTTACCGCTAATCTAAAATATCAAACTATGTTAGATAGTGTTCAAGGTAGAGGACCTTGTCTTGCATTTTTACCATTTGTATCTTTACCAGAAATAGAAGGCTGTATAGTTACCTGGGATTTTATAGAGACTATTCATAGTAGAAGTTATACTTACATAATTAAAAATTTATATTCACAACCAAGTGATGTATTTGATACAATTATTGGTGATGAAAAAATACAAAGAAGAGCAAAGACTATAACTGAAACTTATGATGACCTTATCAATACAGGTTATAAGTGGCATTTAAAACCAGATAGTGTTGATATGTATGAACTTAAAAAGAAATTATGGAAAGCATTGGTAACGGTAAACATATTAGAGGGTTTAAGATTTTATGTATCGTTTGCTTGTTCGTTTGCATTTGGTGAATTAAAATTATTAGAAGGTTCTGCTAAAATTATTTCATTTATTGCTCGTGATGAATCACAACACTTAGCAATGTCTCAAAGAATAATTAATAATTATAGAGACCACGAAAATGATAAAGTAATGAACAAAGTAATTAAAGATACTGAAAAAGAAGTTTATAAAATGTATGATGAAGCAGTACAGGAGGAAAAACGTTGGGCAACATATCTATTTTCAAAAGGCAGTATGATAGGTTTATCAGAAAAACTATTACACCAGTTTGTAGAATATATGGCAAACAGACGAATGAAAGGTATAGGTCTAACACCTCAATACGAACAAAAAACAAATCCACTTCCTTGGGTAGAACATTGGTTAAATAGCCGTTCAACTCAAAACGCACCACAGGAAACTGAAATAGAAAGTTATGTAATTGGTGGCATTAAACAAGATGTTAAGAAAGACCAATTTAAAAAATTCAAACTATAATGAAGACACCAAAAACCTGCCAAAATTGTCAGACTAAATATACCATAGAATGGGACGAAGATAAGTTTGATTTAGAACCTTTGACTTGTCCTTTTTGTGGATACGAAGTAGAAGATGAGGAAGATGACGTTGAAAGCAGATACGAACACGATAATTGGAATTGATTATAGTTTAACAAGTCCTGCCATTTGTATTAACAATGGCAATTTAATGTTCTTTTATTTAACAAGCAAGAAAAAGTGGCAATGTATGATGAATGAGACTATTGTTGGTTATGCACATAAAGAATGGACTGACCCTATCCAAAGATTTAAACAAATATCAGATTTCGCATTAGACATAATTAAAAACACTTATAAACCTAAAGTTTATATAGAAGGATATTCTTTTGGTTCTAAAGGTCAAGGTCTATTTCAAATAGCTGAGAATTGTGGTATTTTAAAATACAGATTACAAGAAGAAAATATACCTTATGAAACGGTAGTACCTAGTGTTGTTAAGAAACACGCAACAGGTAAAGGTAACGCAGATAAAGATAAAATGTATGAGGCGTTTGTGAATGAAACTAAAATTGACTTGAAGAAAATATTTGATACAGAAAAAGTAGGTAATCCTGTTTCAGATATTGTTGATAGTTATTATATTATGAAGGTTGGTAATGCTGTATCTGTTTAATACAAAAAGAGGAACAAGAAAATATATAGAAGAGTTTGGTAAAGGTCATAATCTAAAGTTTTTTGATTTTGCAGAGATAAAAGGACCAGAGTTTTATAATCAACATTGGCCAATGTGGAATGGTACCTTTCCAGATGAAGATGTTGAGGTTTGTTTTCAAGGTATTATTAGAGGTACTAAAAGACTTCAATTAGCTTGTGAAACAAATAATATACCTTATTATTATTTTGACCAACCTTATTTGTTCTCTAACGATTATCAACCACATCCAGGTTTTGGTCAACCTTGGTATAGAATTATAAAAAATAATGTACAGATGATTGATATTGATGAGAGACATAAAGAAAGATTTGAAAATATAAAAAGTATGTGTAGCAGACATAAAGATTCTTTAAATGAGATAACATTAAAAGATTGGAAAAAAGATGGTCAGACAATTATAATAATACCACCATCTTTACATACAGCAACTTGGTACGATATAGAAGTAGAAACTTGGATAGAAAATATAAAAACTGAATTAAAAAAACATACAGATAGACCAATTCAGGTCAGATACAAATACGTAAATAGAAAACACGGTAAAAGAAACTCAACACCTTTAAGTGTTGAATTAAGAAATTGTTTTGCTATGGTATCTTGGCATAGTATGGCTGCTTGTGAAGCCGTTATTGCAGGTGTACCTAGTTTTACAAGTGAACATAGTCCAGCAAATAGAGTATCATATAGTTTAAATGACCTAGATAAAATAGAACAACCATTATATTCTGATTTAAGAGAGAAGTGGTTATGGTCTTTAATAGGTAATCAGTTTTTGTTAAGTGAGATTACAACAGACTATGCTTATAAGTATATTAACGGAGAATAAAAATGTTTTATCAACCTTTATTAAATAGTTTAAGAAATGCAGAGACCCATCACGAACCTTGGGAGTATCATACTTTTGGTCAGGTCTTAAACGAAGCTCAAATAGATGAAATAAGAAATGCTGAGGTTATTAAAGATGGTGTATTATTTGATGGTACAAGGTCAGGTTATAAAGATGGTGTTGGTAAACAAAATGATAAGATAAGAGAATATGTTACCATTGAAAACAGACACAAATATCCTAACTTATTTAATTTTATAAAAGAAATGCAAAGTTTACCTGTAAGAAAAGAATTTGCAAGACTAGTAGGTAATAAAGATAATTTTAAAAACGCATACGTAAGACTAGAAATACTAAATGATACGCAAGGGTTTTATTTAAAACCTCATTGTGATATACCAGAAAAATTAATATCAAGTTTAATATATGTAAACCAAACTGGTGAAAATATAAGTTTAGGTACAGATTTATATGATGAAAATTTAAAACTAGTAAAGACAATACCATTTTGGCATAACTATGGTTATGTATTTCACGGACCAAATAAATGGCACGGTATGGAAGAAGGCAAAGAAATACAAGTAGAAAGAAGAGGTATACAATTAAATTATGTAACCTTTAAAACAGATTGGAAAGTATATGAGTGATTTATATAATAGAATGAAAGAGATTGAAGGTAAATATTTACAGCCTCAATCTTTCAAACAATATAAAAACTATTGGTTACCAGAATCAATAGTAAAAGAAAGTAAGAATGTATTATCGTATGGTGTACACCGTGATGTGGGTTGGGAACAGGCTATGTGTGTAGATAATCGTAATTTAAATATACATTGTTATGACCCTACACCTGATAGTGTTAAATTATTTGAAACTAATTTTAATTTTAAAGATAATATGACCTTTCATCAAAAGGCATATGCAAATAGCACTTTCTCGCAAGAGAATAGTAAGATGAAGTTTTATTATGACAATTCAGACTTGACAAAATGTTATTCACTATTACCTTTACCACAATTTGGTGAAAATCCTAGTTTTATTGAAGTAGATACAATTAATTTAGAGAAAAGTTTAAATGATGTAGATAATAAAGTGGATATAATTAAAGCAGACATAGAGGGTGTATGGTTTGATTTTTGTAGAGAAGTATTAGATTTAAATGTTGACTTCAAGGCTTTTCTTATAGAGTTTGAAGTAAAACTCATTGATAATGAAACTAGTATAAAACAATACGAAGACTTACTAAAAGAATTTAAAGATAAAGGTTATCAATTATATTTAAATAGACCAAGAAATAAAATATTAAGTGAAGCGGTTATACTAAAAGTTGACCATCAAGGCTAATAATGAACATAATGTTTTTAAACACCTGTGTAAATTTATACCAAAGAAATATTTTGGTAGATTTACAAAAGAACTTACTTAGCAAAGGTCAGAAATGGGAACTAAATGAAACTGACGATTATAAAGATTGTCAAAATGCAATAGTATTTGGTTCTACAAAGAAACATACAAGTAAACTATGGAAGATACAAAACAAAAGTCAAAGAT